TGATAAACCAAGAGGCATTCTCAGCAGGGAAACCGAACGGATCACTCCATTGCTCACCCCAAGGCAAAGTCACCCATTTCTTGGCAGCGATTTCTTTCGGACTGTACGCTCGTTTGCTCATTTTTCCGTCCTGATAAGTTCCATAACGACTGCATCAGCTATTTCAACGGCATGCTTGGCGATGACTTCTGGTGTTATTGGACCTTCTTCTTTAAGCATTGGTGCCAGCCATAAGGCTGATTTTGTCAGTTCGTAACGACGCTGTTCCCAATCTATCTCGTGCTCCCTCTGTCGGCGGTTCATCTGTATGACCGCATCCATATACTGCATTTCTATTTTTGTCATCATAATTATGCTCCTCTCTTCAATTTCTCTATTTCCGTATAAACCCTTCGCAGTCCACCGCCTGTTTTGCGAACAATCTGAGCGATGTCAGTGCCTTCGGGCGCATTTACTTTGGCAACAACCCTTGCCTGTTCCTTGAGAAAGTGTTCACGTTCCTTGCCGTCATCTGGGGTAACCTTACTGTATCGGTCGCCATAACGTGAGAGCATCTCGGTATAGCCTACTTTCTTGCACTCTATCGAGCGGTTCATTTTCTCTTTCAGTCCGTCGGCACCCATCATGTACCAGGCGCAGCACCGTTCGGTGGCGTTCCACAAGGCTTTGAGTTCCAAAAAAGCCTCATATTGCAGGTCCCCAGCTTCATCCAAAATAATCAGAGGGGTGTCAATACTACGCAGGTAGTATACAAGGTCATCATAAACGTCAGAGTATCTTCCCTTGCTGTCAACACCAAACTCGGAGGCAATCTTTCTGATGAGTTTCAGCTTCGTCTTCACCTGTGAGCAGTCGATGTAGGCTGCATTCCGGTGGTGTGCCACATAGTAGCGGGCCGTAAAGGTCTTGCCAATGTTGGGCATGTCGCACATAATGCCGCTAAGGCTCGACTGCTGTGAAAACTCCAACTGAGCCGTTATATACTCAAAAGTAGCTGTCTTGGCTGGTTTCCAATCTATCTCGCCACGAAGGGTCACACCAAGGCGGCGCGCAATACCTATCCAGTTGGCGTCACTCAACGCTTTTTCTGTCTGACCGTTCTTGATGCCACTGTACACTGACGTGCTGATACCAAGACTTGCTGCGTGCTTGGCGTCACTCGGATAGTTGGTGCGGTTCTGTTTCACCGCTACCAGTATTTTCTGTTTTTGCTCTTCTGTAATCATAGTCTGAACGCATTTATAATGTTATTTTAATAGGCTTCTAATCCCATTTTGCTGTAATCTATATCAGGAATGTAGTCCTGCTCTTCTTCATGTGATTGCACTTGCGGCAGTTCAAGAGACTCCTCTTCTGAGAAAGATGCCTCCTCGACGCAAGCCTTGCCAACCTTGACGATGGCATTGTCGCGAAGGTATTTATCAAAGTGCGACACATACTTGCGTTGCTCAATGAATGCTTCCTCGTCTGCTTTGGTCTGCTCTGCCAGCACGCGGTTGTAGGTCGTTATTCGAAGCAACTTGTCAATGTACTTGTCTCCTTGATAGATGAACACGTCCGTGGGTTTCCCCTCCTCATCGGGCAGGTAGCAGGCTGTTACCTTATAGTTGTTAGGCTCAAGGCGTTCAAGTACCTCAGGACCGCTTATCCACCAGTTCTCGTACGCTACCTTGACAGTGGAGTTACGCCGTATGCTCGTTTCCACACATTCGCCTATATACCGACTCAGTGTTAACTTATCCAAGGGGCGAAGCGTTGGATTTAGTCTTGCCACGAGTACGTCCCAACGAGTCATACCTGGATATTTCTTCTGATTTGGATGTGGCATGTTGTTCCATTCGTTACAATCCCGGCGGTCATCGGCAACAAGTTCCTCGAAGGAATAGTACTTCTTGTCCTCCCAGGTATGGTTGTCGCTGTCGCTCACCTTTTTCTGGAACACACGCCGGGCACCCTTGTTATGCCAACGCCCGATACCCTCGTGGTTTTTGTGGGCTACTGTGGTCTTGAATGCACCGTTCAACGCCTCGGCATATTTTTCTTGTGAATTCTGGGGCGCACAGAAATATACGTTTCTGAAAACTTCCCCGGCCTTTAAGAAGCCCTCCTTATACTTGCTCATCAAGTGCTGCTCCACCTCAATGCCGGCAGGCATACCCCAGCCGTTCTTCTCTATCAGTCGGAACATGTCCCTGAAACAATCAACCACAAGGCTGTCATCCTTCTTGCGTCCGTAAGCTATTCCCACACGGCATTGGCTCACTACATCGTATGCGTAATACGCATGTACGTATTCATTGCCTTTCATGCGACGAGGCAAATCCACATCATCCATCGTGATTTGGGAAAGGGAGAACTCACCACTATGACGATGCATATAAGGCATGTCTTCATGGTAAAATGCATCCCAACTCTTCAAGGCTTTGGCTATTCTAAGCTTGTTACTTGGCTTGTTAAGGATATTCCGGATAGTGCTTTCGCTAAGTTCATTTGGATCTCCGTTCTTATCCGTGAAATCATCGGGATTGAACAGCTCACCGGTGTCTAAATCCCACACGTCAAGCTCACCGCACAGAAATTCGATGTACATCTTATGCACGTCACTGCCATAAGGCTGGTTGGGGAGTACCTTGATACTTAATACAAGCTGTTCTGTCTTGTAGTCCACCTTCCGACGGTGCTGGTTTCCAAACTTGCCACTGATTAGAGAGATGTAGCCGTTACTCTTGTACAGATTAGCTTTCTTTCTGAAACGCAACGTGCTGGCAGGGAGTGTGTGCCCCAGTTCCTCACGCAATATCTTTATAGCCGTAGACATCTTGTCCCAGTCGTATCTTTCACCCATCGTCCGCTTGATTGCTTTCGAGTTTTCATACAGGTGCAGGCAGGTATTCAGTACAGAAGCATTAATGATGTATTCCCGTGCCTTTTCTGCTGTAAGATCTAAACCTGTTTTTGAGCGATCATGGAAGAAAGCAACGGCAGCTTGATCCAGTTCGTAGTTTGACATAATCCAGCCAGTGAGAATCACTTCGGCTCCGTTGCCGTACTTGTCCTCAACCGCTTCTTTGTATTTGGTAGGAAGGCTGTCTACGGCAATCAGAGCGTAATTCCCCAACCCTTTACCTTGACGAATAACGTCTATCTGACCTTTCCAAGCCTTATAACAATAGTTGGAATTAGTCATGATGCCGCTTTCCACAAGCTCGTGGTAGGATATGCAAAGTTTGTTACCGTAATACTCCATCGTCTGAAATTAAATATTCGCTTTCCTTGCACTCTGATTTCCGAACTTACCACTGATAAGGCAGCCGTAACCATTGCGTTTGTAGTTGTTCACTTTCTCCCTGAAGCGAGATATACTGGTCGGGAGCGTGTGTCCCAGTTCCTTGCGCAGCATCTCGATAGTTTTGACCATCATCCCCCAACTGTACTTACCTCCGAACAACCGTTGGCATTCTCGTGCGCATCCATAGAGCTTGATGCAGCAGTTCAGTACCGAGGCATTGACAATGTACTCCCATTTCTTTTTGTCCGACATTTCAAAACCAGTCTTATCGCAGTCATAGAAAAAGGAAATGGCATCTCGGTCAATATGATAGTTAGATATTATCCACTCTTTCACAAGTGCATCCTCGCCATAAGGATAAGCCTTATAAACCCTAATACGATATTTACTTGGCAAACTGTCTATAGCAATCAGAGCACAGTTGCCTCTCGCACCACCTCCACGACGTACGACATCCATTTTCTTTCGGTAGGTTAGGCTTTTGTAGTTAGAGGCTGTCATGATGCCGCTTTCCACAAGCTCGTGGTAGGATATGCAAAGTCTATTGCCGTAATACTCCATGATACATCCTCCTATCTTAACCCAGCTGCCCAGTCCTGAATACCTTGTATCTCCGACAGCATCACATTGTCATAGTGGCGTACTTGCTCGCCCTTCTTGTACACGTCGCAACAACCGCCATTCTTGTCAAACTCAAGCAATACGTCACCAAGGTAATGCCGCATATAACCGTCAGCATCATGCAGCACCTCCCACTCCGGAGCCTCAACCATCACTATGCCACCTCGCTGTAAGGCAAGCATGCGTATCTTCTTCATAAGGTCGGTGCCCTCGTTCATGTCCGTGTAATGAGTCGCATTGAATATCGTGCGCTCGGTAATACCCAGTGCCTTCGCAATAAACTCGCGGTCTTCCTTCTTGATGTGAATGTACTTCTTCATAATCTCACTTGTTTAATTCATTTATTTTCAATAACTTTACAGCCGATTTCAGAATGAAACAGACTATCCGGTTACAATTCCACGGCTCTTGGGGCAATACCGCATCGGCAACCAAGGAAAATATCAAACAACATACATAAATATGAGCCTTTATAATTATCTTGTAAAATCGAGTGTATCCGCAGAAGAGATACGCTGCAACTTCCATCGCGAAGAGGTCGAACAACTCTATAATCTCTTACGAGAGAAAGGATACGACGCATATTTCGACTTCGTGAAGAACAATCAGAAAGACATACTGAGATACATTGCGCTATCTGATTCTCAACGTAGGCAAAAGAAGTGGATAAACCATCCCCAGCAGCTACTTCTTCGCTTTGCAGCACTTCAAATAGCTGAGATAACTGTGAAATTCCAGAACGATATTCTTGATATCTCGAATATTGTGGACAGTGGTTCTTATCGATATTTTCTTGCAACATGTGCAGATGGCGTAGCGCCATTGCTGGTAAGCACTCCTTTGAGAGAGTTTCCTTTCGAGGGCTATGATAACCCGTTCCTCGAATTCCATGAAGGCACAAGTCATCCATCTGAATAGCACTAATCTTAAATTCTGGGCATCTCCTGCCAACCCAACGGGGCAAACGCTTAGCCCCGTTTTTTCTACGCGACAATTCGCTCATCTTTTTCTTCTTCATAATCTTTAATCCTTTAAATTCGTTAATCTCGCCCCTTTTCCGTATATTTGGGCGCGTTTCCTAATGGAATACGTTGCAAAGATACAG